GGAACTTCATTACAAAAGTAATTTAGGTACAGTTTTTTTTCAGAAAATTCTTTTGAATATTTTTGATTGAGCTCTATTGTTATATTGGCACCACCAATGGCACACTCTGACCAACTCTTATACTCAACTGGATAGAGCATAGTATTATTACATAACCCAGTTATAGCTGAGCAGAGTGTATATGCCAAAATGAACTTCATTAATTACCAGTAGTATTCTCTTCTGGTTTTTTTAGCAACTCTATTTCTATTTTTTCTTTGTGTTTTTCAATCCAGTATTCCTCATATGGTCTGATATTAATTGTAGCTGTCTTATGCATAACTTCTAAATCAATATCATCTGCTGAATAAAACTTCTGATGAGGATGACCTTCACTATCGTGTTGATCAAATGTAATTACAACTACATCATTCTCCCCATCAAATGCCTTAATCAATTCTTTTACAAACCATTTACTAAAACGAGATTTATAAACCTTAGCCATCTTTCAATACCTCAATTCCTCTTGGTCTAGCTGGATGCACTTTGATGTAACCATCTCTCTCAAGCAGCCTTAACATTCTATGCACATTACTGTGAACACACTTCTTATGTTTAGCTATCTCTCTTAGAGTTGGTGGTACTCTATGTTTTTTTATATGATCAGTTATGAAATCAAAGATCTCAAGTTGTTTCTTAGTCAGCATTAGTGTCATTTGATATACCTCCTAATTTCTTTTTTTCATCAACGATATAATGCATAAGCATATCCCATTGACCTTTATCTAGATCCATTAACTTTTCGAATGCTGCTTTGTTTTCTTTTTCTAAAGCAATTAAGTCATGGACTTTTTCTGCATCAGTCATCTCTTTATTCTGAAGAGTTTGTTTTACAGAAGTTTTGATAGTGTTAACCCAGACTGTCATCTTTCTTTTTTGATCAGCCATAACTTTTTCGTTATGAGTATTTGAGTTACCATCATCATCTTCACTTGGTAATCCGTAGATTGCCTGGAGTGAATATCTTTTTGCATAAGTAATAGCAGATCCAAGGGCCTGGCTATCATCGTATCTATTATTCTTTGGAACCACCGGGTACCTTGAAGTTATAACTGTATCACTATCTTTATGCATTAGACTGGTCCTTACATACATTGTAGGAACTACAGCTCCCTCTAGTACATCCTTCTCAAAGTCTATGCATTGAGTAAATGCCAATCCATACTTAGCACCTTCATTCGCAGCAGCTATTACATCTTCTAGTGATGCGTAGTTAGATTTAAAGAATGGATTTTTACTAGATTTAATTGCTGCGTTAGCCTCACTCTGAAATTGTGAGAGAGCATCAACAACTGATTTAGTGTTGGGTTGGTTCGTCATCGTCATCTTCTCCTTCGTCTGTTTCTTCTCTTCTTGTTGTATCATTTTTTATGTCCTCCTTTATGACATTGATTGTTAATACTTTGTTTTGTAATTGCATGAACTCAAATGCTGTTTGGCCCATGACTTCAATGATCTCTTCCAGGAACTGCTGCTCAATATCAAAACCAGTTTTCTGTAAAATTTTTTCTCGCAACATTTTAGCTGTAAGTTTACGAGCTGTGATATAAGCATTGAACCATTGGAAATCATCTTGCATCCTTTATACTAAACCTCCTCATGACAATAGGATCAGCACCAGGTACTTCTACCATCTTGGTTTTTTTTCTACTCATAGTCTTATGATTAATTATAAAACCATTAAAAGAAACTACCTCATGATCCTTCATGATAGATTTTATAGCCTTAGATGCCTCATCTTTATTTTCTTTAGCATCCTTATAAGTTTTATCTGCGTTGATATATTCCTCAATCAATTCAGATAACATATTGTTACCATCCATATTTACTGGATCTAGATTTCCATTACCTTTGTAGATCTTGGATGCCTCTTCAGTAGTCTCTGGTGGATACCAATAGTCTTTACCTTCTAAGATCCCATCAAATCTATTCCAGAAATCTGTAGCTGCATTAATGATGTCATTACACATCTCAGTATTTCTTTGATAAACAAACCATTGCAACTCCCATCCTTTAACTAATCTAACTAGGATGCCCCAGGTAGATCCAGTACAAAGCATCTGCTGTTGTAATTGATAAATGTTTAATGGGTATACGGGATCATCGGCAGATCCAGAGTAATTCTTGATTTCAACTGGACCACTATCTGAAAGAACCATTGTTGATTTGTTGTGATCAGTCAATTCAATCTTACCACTTTTAATAGTTAAAAGATTATCTAAAGAACTGCCGAGTTTCCCATTGTCTAATGAGTACAAGTTGGCCTTCTCCGGAACAGAGATTTTAAATTTGGCCTTCTGATCGATTGCTATGGATTGTAACTCATCGACAAACATTTGAGTTATGACTGGTTCCAATGCTTGTCCAGCCTTAACCTTTGGATTGTTAGCTAAGTCATTCTTAGCCTCCTTCCCTTGATACTCATTTAGAGCATCTTCCAAAACCTCGTTAGGAGTTTTGAAACCTTTTATGCCAGGGATCAAAGATCCAACTGTACTGGCACCTAATTCTTTTCTTTTGTAAGAAGTTTTTCTACCACTATCTTTCATATTAAAATCCTCCTGGTACATAATAATAATAACAACTGTCGACCATGACACAGCCAACTACTACTGCTGCTATCAAAGCTGCAAGACAAAATAAAAATGCAATCATCTCTACAACACCTATTAAGATTTCTTTAATACTCATTTTGTAAACACATTGTTTATCTTCTGTGTTCACTTTAGTCATGAACTGTTGCTTGAATACATGAACAATACTAGACCACATTTAATTATCCTCCACTTCTATTGCATTGATTTCATAAACACCAAGTCTTTGGTATTCTCTTTGATGAGGTAAGTAAGTAAACAAAGTTGCAAAATAAGTATTCGTATTAGAATTATATTTTACATTTGTAATTTTACTTGCATCCCATTTCATTCTGAATGCCTTAACTATTTTCTTTTTGATAGGCATTGAACTTGTTATTGCTTGTATTACTTTCATTATACTCCCACTCTTTCTAGGACATTTTTTACTGTTGTCGGGTACCAAACTTTGTCCTGGTAAGTTTTAACACCACGATCATTCAAGGCATTAGCTAAACCAGACAATGTACTGATGCCCGTAGCTCTGATGCCAGAAATAATTTCTGAAATATTTTTTGCGTACTGATCTGCATTAGCCTTAGAAGTTTCATGACCTCTAACTCTAACTACATCTAAGTTAGTACGATTGCCTAACAATTTACCTTCTGCTTTTAATCTTGTTAATGCAGCCTTGGTACGATTTGAAATATTAATTCTTTCAAGTCTATTGATTGCAACATGGAACCCAGCGATTGCATCATCTAAGTTTGGAGTATCCAATACATCAACTTGAATGTTAGTAGTCTCTAAGAACTGACCAACTTCGTATGTACGACCAAGTCTTGATAATGAATAAACAACTAATGGACATCTTAACTTCTTAGCTGTTCTAATTGCATCTTGTAGAACTGGTCTGTTCTGAAACTTCTTAGCACCAGAAACACCTGGCTCCTCGAACCAGGTGATTGATGCATCGTTGTATTTTTTTTCGATAGCAAACTTTTGATTATTAACTTCTTGCTTGTCTGTACTAACTCTAACTAAGGCTACGATATTAAGCATATATTTCTCCTTCTACTTTGTCTAATATATCTTGGAATGTTAATTCTGAAGGCTGGTTTTCATTTATAAAAAACCAACCATCTTCAACTGCTCTCTCTACAACTTGGTCAGATGTAAAACCATTATTTGATAAATATCTAAATGTGCTCGTATCAGTAACGCAACGCAGATCTGGAACCCACTTGTCAGTTGCTTTGAGTTTATTTTTTGTAAACCAAAATAAAAATGATTTGTTCATTACGCAGCCTCCTTAACTTTAGTAACTCTTGGTAAAACTTTTTCTTGTAACTCTGGATTAGAGAACTCACGATCATCATCAGAAGTTTCGAATGGTACATACCAAACATCAGCTCCAGCATCGATTGTTTTTTGAGTTACATCATCACCACCAACTAATCTTTTAGTTAATTTAATTTTGTAACAAACATAATACTTGTCATCGCATTGACCTTTATCAACAACGATACCTTGAATGTAACTTTCTTTTTCTCCATATCTTGCAAAGTCGTATGCTTTGATTGTGTCACCGATGTTAGCTGTGTTTTCGTATTTAAGTGTCTTAGTCATTGTATTTCCTTTCATTGTTATTGTTCTCATATTGTACACCTAATAATATAGATATTTTTGATATATTTACAAGATATATTTTAACAAGGAGAAAACATGGCTAAAACTAAGCAATTAACACCCTTCTACATGAAGATCTCCCAGGAACTCAAAGATAAACTCCAGGACCAGGCCAAGGTAGAACGAATACCTATGGCAACTTTGGTGTCTGAGATCTTAGAGATGGGAATAGCAATCAGACCTAAAGTTAGACAAGATCGTTTAGACAAAATGATTAATGCAGCAAGAGGGATGGTTACCGATGTCAAAAGATAAAATCAATCCAGACCATTACAAAAAGAAATC